TGATAATTCGTATGCTCGTTTTGGTGCTAATTCTTTTGGTTATTTTTTAAATGTAGGAAGTATAGACCCTTTTGGTTCTGTATCTTTATATAATTCAACAACTGCTGGTATTTATACAACTTCTACTGGAAATATTCATTTAAATCCATCTTCTAGTGGTAATATAGTAGTTATAAATGGTTATAATAGTAGTGCTAATTTAGCTGTTGGAAATGGAGCAACAACAGCAGATGCTAAATTACATGTTGGTTCTGGTTCAGCTTCTACTGGTAATATTTATCAAAAATATTATAGTATAATTATTAATGACCAAACACCACAATATCAAACTTTAAGTGATGTATGTGCTATATTTGAAAGTTCCGTTTGGTGTAAATCAAAATATTCTGTAAGTAGTGATGAAAGAATAAAAATAAATATTCAAGATATTAATGATGATAATGCTTTACAAAAGATATTATTAATTCAACCAAAAACTTATGAATATATAGATAAAGTTGAAAGAGGAGATAAAATTGTTTATGGTTTTATAGCTCAGCAAATAAAAGAAATTATTCCAGAAGCAATTCAAATAGAAAAATCAATAATTCCAAATATTATGAAATTTTGTAATTATGATAATGATGTGATTTCATTATTGCCAGAACAATTAAATAAGTTAAAAATTAATGATGAAATAGAAATAATAGTCAAAGATGATAATAATAAAAGATTAGTAAAAATTATTGAAATAAATGATATTGATAATACTATTAAAATAAATGAAAGTTTAAACAATAAAGAAGAATGTTTTGTATATGGTTCTAAAGTTGATGATTTTCATACATTAGATAAAAATTATATTTATACTCTCAATGTTTGTGCTACTCAAGAATTATATAAGATTATTCAATCTTTGACAGCAAGAATTGAAGTATTAGAAAAAAAATTGAATAATTAATTTTAAACATCTGTTTTGCGAGACCCAAGGTCGAATTTCTTAACTCTTCCTTTTGTTTTCTTTTCTTTTATTGCTCTTTTAATTTGTATTTAAAGATTATTTATATATCTTATATAATCTTATTATATGCCTAAAGTTTCTATTAATTATTCTAAAACTATTATTTATAAAATTTGTTGTAAAGACCCAACTATTACTGATATTTATATAGGACATACAACAGATTTAACAAAAAGAAAATATCAGCATAAAACAAGTTGTTGTAATGAAAAAAATAGAAAATATAATTTATTTGTCTATGATTTTATTAGAAAAAATGGGGGTTGGAATAATTGGGATATTGTCATGATTGAAGAATGTAATTTAGAAACTTTACAACAAGCAAAATTAAAAGAACGCTATTGGTTAGAAGAATTAAAAGCAACTTTAAATAAATATATACCATCAAGAACAAATAAAGAATACAGAGAAGAAAATAAAGATTTGATAAATGAAAAGGCAAAAAAATATCATCTAAATCATAGGGAAGAAAAAAAAGAATATAATAAACAACGTAGAAAAGAAAATAAAGAAAAAATATTAGAATATTCAAGAAAACATTATCAAGAAATTAAAGAAAAAAGAAAAGAAACATTAATTTGTGATATATGTAAATTATGTCTAAGAAAAGATAGTTATAATAGACATTTAAAAAGTCAATACCATCAAAACTTTATAACTTTGCAGAATGTTTAGGAATTTTTATATAAATATCTTTTTTAATTCTTTCATATAATGCTTTATCTTTAGGAATAGGGGACATTTCTATATTAATAATTGATTTATTAATAATTCATTTAAATCTTCAATATATGTCTTAATCATCTTTTCTCTAAAATTCTCATATTTATTTATATATTTATTCATTGATATTAAATATAGTCTATTATCATAACTCAATTCTTTTTCTATTGCTAATTTATATAAGTCATTAGCTTCTTTTATTAACTCGCTACAATTAACATATTCATCTATTTTCATTTATAAAATACTAAATAAAATAAATTTTAAATAAATAAAATGGAAAGTTATAATAAAATTATATCTGCTAATGATGGTATTCATAAATATAAAATAGTATTAAGAAAAGATGGAAAAAAAATAAAAACGATTAAATTTGGTGCTGTTAATTATCAACATTTCACATCAGGACATTTAGATGAAGAAAGAAGAAAAAGATATGAAGAGCGTCATAGAAGACGAGAGAATTGGAATGATGAGAAAACAGCTGGTTATTATTCATATCATTTTTTATGGAGATTTAAAACATATAATGAAGCAAAAAAATGGATTTATAATGATTTAAAAAAAAAAGGATATTCATAAATTTATTTAGAAATAATTTTAATAATTTTTTTAATTCGTGGATTATTAATAATATAATCTATTTTATAATTAAATATCATATCTTCAAATGTTGATGTAAAATTATCTACAAATATATATTGAATAATATTAGTATCTTCATCCAAATCATCATATTGGTCAAAGTCATATTTTTCATTTAATTCTTCTCTAATTTTATCCATTGAAAACTCTTCATAATCTAAAAGATACATATTGGTTTCATTATAAGACATATAATCTTCAAGAGCATCCCAATAAATCATAAAGAAGATAGAATAATCAGCGTAATCGTATTGAAACATTTGATAAAATATTTCTTAAAAAACTAAATCATTTTTTTTTAAAATTTTTGGCATTATTCTATAAAAAAAAATAAAAATATATTATTTAAATATAATGATTTATAATAATTTAAAATAATGAATGAAGCACAAAAAAGATATTATCAAAAAAATAAAGAGAAAATAAGAGAACAACATAAAGAATATTATAAAAAAAATAAAAAAAGAATAATAGAAAATCGTAAAGAATATCAACAAGAATATCAAAAAAAAAATTATCAAAAAAGAAAAGAATATATGAAAGAATATATGAAAAAATATAGAGAAATAAATAATATAAAATATAAAGAATATTTTTTAAAATATAAAGAAAAAAATTATGAAAAATTAATAAAATATTATAAAAAATATTATCAATTAAATAAAGAAAAAAGAAAAAAAAATTATCAAAATAAAAAAAATCAAAATCAAATTATAACTATTCGTTCAGGAACATTAAAAATATTATAAATCATCAGTTAAATTAGTATCATCAGTATTATAATCATCATCAGTATCATCAGTATCAATTTCATAATCACTATCTTCATCTTTTATTTTTTCAACTAATCTTTCAATAACACCAAAGAATTTTTCATAGACTGATATATAACTTAATTGAGCATAGAATGAATGTTTATTATCAGGAATAATAAATTCACCAAAATGGTCTTTATATAAATCAATAGCTTCATAAACACCACCAGCATATTCATCAATAATCATAATATTATTTTGAAATGATAAATAAGAAACTTCATTTTCAATTTGTAAATGATATATATCTAACCAATTATCAATATCATTTATTTTTTTAATTTTATTAATAGTATGTTTAATAAAACTTGTTTCGTTAATTGGAAAGAATGTATTTGACATTTGTATAAAAGTTTTTACTTAAAATCAAAATCATTTTTTTATTTTTATAAAATGAGGTTTTTTAATATATAAATACCTTATTTTAAGATTACCTGATGACATAGATTACCTGATGACATAGATTACATATATTACATAGAAAATTATATATATAATAATATTATTATATATATAATTTTCTATGTAATATATGTAATCTATGTCATCAGGTAATCTATGTCATCAGGTAATCTTAAAATAAGGTATTTATATATTAAAAAACCTCATTTTATAAAAATAAAAAAATGATTTTGATTTTAAGTAAAAACTTTTATACAAATGTCAAATACATTCTTTCCAATTAACGAAACAAGTTTTATTAAACATACTATTAATAAAATTAAAAAAATAAATGATATTGATAATTGGTTAGATATATATCATTTACAAATTGAAAATGAAGTTTCTTATTTATCATTTCAAAATAATATTATGATTATTGATGAATATGCTGGTGGTGTTTATGAAGCTATTGATTTATATAAAGACCATTTTGGTGAATTTATTATTCCTGATAATAAACATTCATTCTATGCTCAATTAAGTTATATATCAGTCTATGAAAAATTCTTTGGTGTTATTGAAAGATTAGTTGAAAAAATAAAAGATGAAGATAGTGATTATGAAATTGATACTGATGATACTGATGATGATTATAATACTGATGATACTAATTTAACTGATGATTTATAATATTTTTAATGTTCCTGAACGAATAGTTATAATTTGATTTTGATTTTTTTTATTTTGATAATTTTTTTTTCTTTTTTCTTTATTTAATTGATAATATTTTTTATAATATTTTATTAATTTTTCATAATTTTTTTCTTTATATTTTAAAAAATATTCTTTATATTTTATATTATTTATTTCTCTATATTTTTTCATATATTCTTTCATATATTCTTTTCTTTTTTGATAATTTTTTTTTTGATATTCTTGTTGATATTCTTTACGATTTTCTATTATTCTTTTTTTATTTTTTTTATAATATTCTTTATGTTGTTCTCTTATTTTCTCTTTATTTTTTTGATAATATCTTTTTTGTGCTTCATTCATTATTTTAAATTATTATAAATCATTATATTTAAATAATATATTTTTATTTTTTTTTATAGAATAATGCCAAAAATTTTAAAAAAAAATGATTTAGTTTTTTAAGAAATATTTTATCAAATGTTTCAATACGATTACGCTGATTATTCTATCTTCTTTATGATTTATTGGGATGCTCTTGAAGATTATATGTCTTATAATGAAACCAATATGTATCTTTTAGATTATGAAGAGTTTTCAATGGATAAAATTAGAGAAGAATTAAATGAAAAATATGACTTTGACCAATATGATGATTTGGATGAAGATACTAATATTATTCAATATATATTTGTAGATAATTTTACATCAACATTTGAAGATATGATATTTAATTATAAAATAGATTATATTATTAATAATCCACGAATTAAAAAAATTATTAAAATTATTTCTAAATAAATTTATGAATATCCTTTTTTTTTTAAATCATTATAAATCCATTTTTTTGCTTCATTATATGTTTTAAATCTCCATAAAAAATGATATGAATAATAACCAGCTGTTTTCTCATCATTCCAATTCTCTCGTCTTCTATGACGCTCTTCATATCTTTTTCTTCTTTCTTCATCTAAATGTCCTGATGTGAAATGTTGATAATTAACAGCACCAAATTTAATCGTTTTTATTTTTTTTCCATCTTTTCTTAATACTATTTTATATTTATGAATACCATCATTAGCAGATATAATTTTATTATAACTTTCCATTTTATTTATTTAAAATTTATTTTATTTAGTATTTTATAAATGAAAATAGATGAATATGTTAATTGTAGCGAGTTAATAAAAGAAGCTAATGACTTATATAAATTAGCAATAGAAAAAGAATTGAGTTATGATAATAGACTATATTTAATATCAATGAATAAATATATAAATAAATATGAGAATTTTAGAGAAAAGATGATTAAGACATATATTGAAGATTTAAATGAATTATTAATAAATCAATTATTAATATAGAAATGTCCCCTATTCCTAAAGATAAAGCATTATATGAAAGAATTAAAAAAGATATTTATATAAAAATTCCTAAACATTCTGCAAAGTTATAAAGTTTTGATGGTATTGACTTTTTAAATGTCTATTATAACTATCTTTTCTTAGACATAATTTACATATATCACAAATTAATGTTTCTTTTCTTTTTTCTTTAATTTCTTGATAATGTTTTCTTGAATATTCTAATATTTTTTCTTTATTTTCTTTTCTACGTTGTTTATTATATTCTTTTTTTTCTTCCCTATGATTTAGATGATATTTTTTTGCCTTTTCATTTATCAAATCTTTATTTTCTTCTCTGTATTCTTTATTTGTTCTTGATGGTATATATTTATTTAAAGTTGCTTTTAATTCTTCTAACCAATAGCGTTCTTTTAATTTTGCTTGTTGTAAAGTTTCTAAATTACATTCTTCAATCATGACAATATCCCAATTATTCCAACCCCCATTTTTTCTAATAAAATCATAGACAAATAAATTATATTTTCTATTTTTTTCATTACAACAACTTGTTTTATGCTGATATTTTCTTTTTGTTAAATCTGTTGTATGTCCTATATAAATATCAGTAATAGTTGGGTCTTTACAACAAATTTTATAAATAATAGTTTTAGAATAATTAATAGAAACTTTAGGCATATAATAAGATTATATAAGATATATAAATAATCTTTAAATACAAATTAAAAGAGCAATAAAAGAAAAGAAAACAAAAGGAAGAGTTAAGAAATTCGACCTTGGGTCTCGCAAAACAGATGTTTAAAATTAATTATTCAATTTTTTTTCTAATACTTCAATTCTTGCTGTCAAAGATTGAATAATCTTATATAATTCTTGAGTAGCACAAACATTGAGAGTATAAATATAATTTTTATCTAATGTATGAAAATCATCAACTTTAGAACCATATACAAAACATTCTTCTTTATTGTTTAAACTTTCATTTATTTTAATAGTATTATCAATATCATTTATTTCAATAATTTTTACTAATCTTTTATTATTATCATCTTTGACTATTATTTCTATTTCATCATTAATTTTTAACTTATTTAATTGTTCTGGCAATAATGAAATCACATCATTATCATAATTACAAAATTTCATAATATTTGGAATTATTGATTTTTCTATTTGAATTGCTTCTGGAATAATTTCTTTTATTTGCTGAGCTATAAAACCATAAACAATTTTATCTCCTCTTTCAACTTTATCTATATATTCATAAGTTTTTGGTTGAATTAATAATATCTTTTGTAAAGCATTATCATCATTAATATCTTGAATATTTATTTTTATTCTTTCATCACTACTTACAGAATATTTTGATTTACACCAAACGGAACTTTCAAATATAGCACATACATCACTTAAAGTTTGATATTGTGGTGTTTGGTCATTAATAATTATACTATAATATTTTTGATAAATATTACCAGTAGAAGCTGAACCAGAACCAACATGTAATTTAGCATCTGCTGTTGTTGCTCCATTTCCAACAGCTAAATTAGCACTACTATTATAACCATTTATAACTACTATATTACCACTAGAAGATGGATTTAAATGAATATTTCCAGTAGAAGTTGTATAAATACCAGCAGTTGTTGAATTATATAAAGATACAGAACCAAAAGGGTCTATACTTCCTACATTTAAAAAATAACCAAAAGAATTAGCACCAAAACGAGCATACGAATTATCA